GGGTGGTACCAGTGTGATTCAGGAAACAGAAGAACAACTTAATGGTACCAAAGATCAGATTCCACTTTCAAAATGGGCGTACGCGTACGATAAAGACATAGTAGGTGGGACATTGTTTGATACATTCGCGCTTTCGCCCGGCACTGAAACCATAGCTAATATGGAAACATGTCTAACGAAATGCAATGAACAAGATTACTGTAAGGGGGTTGTGTTTAATGACACATTCGATTGGTGTTGGGGTAAATCGAGTGTAACAGACACAACAATAACAAACCCAAACCGCATACTTTATACTAAAACCGATGCCGCGGATGGTATTTTAGAACCATGGAATCGGGAACTACCCACACCACCCACGGTAGATGTGGAAACAGAAATCCCGGTTGTGAAGTCTACCAAGTGGACATTTGAGGACGGTGTTGATGTTACAGGTAATCAGACGTTCCACTATACTCTTCAAACAGACCCATCAGCCAATTTTGAAAACTGTATCAAGGAATGTGATAATCAGCCATATTGTAAAGCAGTTGTATTTAACGAGGATAAATCCCAATGCTGGGGAAAACGAAGCGCAGTTAGACGCCGAAGTACATCGGACCGTTCATTATATACAAAGACTGATGGTGGCAATGGTATGTCCGAACCGTGGAATTTCTGTTCGATAGATGAAAATATATTTCATCCAATGTGTGAACCCCAACTTCACGCAAAATGCACGGCGAATCCCACACACCCAGATTGCGCGGTCTATAATACTACTCAAGCGAAAAAGCAACTCGACAAAAAATGTGCTACAAATATCACGGACGCAGAATGTGCGGGCTATGACGCGTATGAAAAACAAAAGGATCTCGACGAACTATGTGCTACAAATACCACGGACAAAGAGTGTGCGGGCTATAACGCGTATGACCTTGCTGAAATGCAAAGGCTACTCGACACATATTGTACGGACGAAACAGGTACGTATCCCGCGCGCACTAGCGACAGGTGTGCGGGCTATCCGTTGTATGATGCTGCTCAAGCGGAAAAGGAAAACGACATATATTGTGAGCGCAATAAGAGAGACGAAAGGTGTGCGGGCTATCCAGCGTACGAAAAACAACAGGCACTCGACAAAAAATGTGAGACAAATATCACGGACGCAGAGTGTGCGGGCTATCTAGCGTATGAGAGTAAAAAATGGTGCAGAAATTATACCAACGACTTCCTCGACCGCTGGCAGAAAAAAATTCCCTCGTGGTGTTTCATTTGGTCATGTTTGAAAAAGGATGCGCATTCTTCTTGTGAAGAGAACCCGGATCGCGACCGTATTAGGTCCGTCGCAAAAGAAATGGATGACGAAATTTTAGAAGAGTTGTGTAAAGATTCTAAAGATAGTAATGGAAATTTCAAATCGACTGCTCCTAGTGCGTGTCGCAGTACCGGGAATCGGTGTGGTAGTGAGGCTAACGGTGGTAAATGCGCTGGTGATCAATGTTGTGGTTATTGGAAATGGTGCGGTGGAACGACTGGGGGTCAATGGACAGACCATTGCACCTACCTTGACGGGGAGGGGGGGTATCGCGGTAGGGATGGTGGGATATATGACGGAACCGCTTCGCGTGATGAAGCAGATAAGATAGCGAGACGTCCGGATGATTTCTTAGAGACAGTATATCACCGAGTCCAGGACCTCAACGAAAAATGTGAGACAAATACCACGGACGAAGAGTGTGCGGGCTATGAAGCGTACGATGATGAAACGAAAAGACAATGTGAGGACGATACAACCGAAACCGCACGCACTAGTGAAAGGTGTGTGGGCTATTCGTTGTATGAGGATGCTGAAGCGAAAAGGCAACTCGACGCATATTGTAAGGAAGAAACTGTAGACGTAAAGTGTGCGGGCTATGACGCGTATGACAATAAACAGCGACTTGACAAAAAATGTGAGACAAATACCACGGACGCAGAGTGTGCGGGCTATGACGCGTATGACAGAGCAAATACGTTCTGGAAATTTAAACCCTACATTGACATAACGAGTGGGACAGACACATTCCATTATTTTAAAACTTCGAATCCGAAAGCTAGTCTGGAAGTGTGTTTGAAAACATGTAGAGACCAAGGTGATTGTAATGGGGTCGTATTTGATACAGATGAAGAATTGTGTTGGGGAAAAAGTGGTGGGTCCGAAAGGGTAGATGGGACTCGGAAATTTTTTGCGAAAACCAGTGATCCGACCAGCGTAAAAGAACCGTGGAATTTCTGTTCGAAAGATGAAAATATATTAAATCAAATGTGTAAAGCCCAACTCGACGCAAAATGTGAGACAAATACCACAGACGAAGTGTGTGCGGGCTATGCCGCGTACGAGAAAAGGCAACTCGACGACTATTGTAAGGACGAAACTGTAGACGAAAAGTGTGCGGGCTATGAAGCGTACGAGGATAAAAAGAAAGCGGATCTCGACGAATATTGTAAGGAAGAAGACGAAGACGAAAAGTGTGCGGGCTATGAAGCGTACGAGCAAAAGCAACTCGACGACTATTGTAAGGAAGAAGACGAAGACGAAAAGTGTGCGGGCTATGAAGCGTATGAGAATAAACAGCGACTTGACGATAAATGTGCTACAAATGACACGGACGCAGAGTGTGCGGGCTATGACGCGTATGACAATAAACAGCGACTTGACGATAAATGTGCTACAAATATCACGGACGCAGAGTGTGCGGGCTATCAAGCGTATGAGGATGAAAAGAAAAGGAGACTCGGAAATACGTTCTGGAAATTTAAACCCGACACTGACATTTGGGGTGGGACAAACACATTCCATTATAAGAGTGAAGTATGTTGGTGGAAAAGGGATTACTATTCGCATAGTGGGTACAGATATGTATGTGCAGATTCAAATCCGAAAGCTAGTCTGGAAGTGTGTTTGAAAAAATGTAAAGACCAAGGTGATGATTGTACTGGGGTTGTATTTGATACAGATGAAAAATTGTGTTGGGGAAAAGATGGTGGGTGGTCATGGGGAAATCAGAAGACTCGGAAATTTTTTGAGAAAACCAGTGATCCGACCAACATAAAAGAACCGTGGAATTTCTGCTCAGAAAACATCAATTTATCCGATCCATTTTGTAAACCTCAACTCGACGAATATTGTGAGGACGAAACTGTAGACGAAAAGTGTGCGGGCTATGCTGCGTATGAACGAGTCCAGAACCCCGACATATATTGTCAGACAAATGACACGGACGAAGTGTGTGCGGGCTATGCCGCGTACGAGCAAAGGCAACTCGACGACTATTGTAGGGAAGAAGACGAAGACGAAAAGTGTGCGGGCTATGACGCGTACGAGCAAAGGCAACTCGACGACTATTGTGCTACAAATACCACGGACGAAAGGTGTGCGGGCTATGACGCGTACGAGCAAAGGCAACTCGACGACTATTGTAAGGACGAAACTGTAGACGAAAAGTGTGCGGGCTATCCAGCGTATAAACGAGCCCAGAACCTCGACACATATTGTGCTACAAATATCACCACGGACCCACTGTGTTTCATTAGGTCATGTTTGAAAAAGGATGCACCTTCTTCTTGTGAAGAGAACCCGGATCGCGACAGTATTAGGTCCATCGCAAAAGAAATAGATGACGAAATTTTGACAGAGTTGTGTAAAGATTCTAAAGATAGTTCTGGAATATACAAATCGAATACTCCTAGTGCGTGTCGCAATACCAGCGAGTATTGGTGTGGTACTGGGACGTGGCGGGGTAATAAATGCTCTGGTGATGCTTGTTGTAGTTTTTCTGGTACGTGCGGCGGAACGACTGGGGGTCCATATACAACGAATTGTCATTCAAGAATCGGGCCGCCCGGGTCGGGGGTGTATCAAGGTTGGTATGGTGGGATGTATGACGGAACCGCTTCGCGTGATGAAGCAGATAAGATAGCGAGACGTCCGGATGATTTCTTGGATACGGTATATCAACGAGTCCAGGAAATGAAGGCGTCATGAGAATGGTAATGATGTATAAAGACATATGAGGTATATATAGTAACATGATTAGTACTTGTACATTTACTCCCATTATCGCCTCATCCTATAAGCGCAAACAGAGTCGTACGTATTCGAAAAATAAAAAAACGAATGTAGATCAATTAATCCGAAAAAATAAACGTATCCAGGCATCTATTCATAAGCGACGCGATAATTCACTATGGAAAGATAACAATCGTCGAATCGTTCTCGAAGAACTCGTTTCGTTTCTAGATCTACTAGATGATGTTGTTGATATTCTCGATAGCGATGATTTTGATTGTGGTGAGGTACCTGATGAACTCAACGACATTTTCAATGTGTGAATACAAAACAGCCTTTACCAGTTAGACATCTTGATCATGTTTAACTAGTAATTGATAGAAGTAACTATTTATTTTAAACACCTGATAGGGCCTTCTTCTTAGGAGCAGCCTTCTTGGGAGCAGCCTTAGCAGGGGTGGCAGCTACTGGGGCATCACCCTTAGGACCTGGAGGGCCGGCAGGGCCAGGGGGGCCGGCAGGGCCAGGGGGGCCAGGGGGGCCGGCAGGGCCAGTGGCCCCCGCACCACCCGCACCATTCAACTCACACTGATCCAACATCTTACCGAGCAGCGTGTACAGTTTAGTCTTATCAAGACGAACACGGGTAATCTCATCTTCGATTTCCTGGCGAAGTGAAGTCATAGTAATATATATAAAGGAAATATTATCTTTAAACTAAATGATACTCATCGGGTCATCTCTTAAATCGGGAATTGGTCAACATGCGATAAAATATACCAAACTATTTACACCACACGCTGCATATTATCAATTGGGAGAGACTTTACCTGAAGAGGAAGACGGTCTGATATTTATTTTACCCATTGTTCAGCATATGAAATATGTGGAATATGCTAGAACCCGCGTGAAAAACCTAGCCTGTATGACTGTGTGTGAAACCGAAACAGTACACGAAGATTACCAGATGATCATGGATGAATTTAAGACCGTGCTGGTCCCCAGTGAATTCTGTAAACGTGTATTTTCTAAACAATTTCCAAATAACACATTCAAGGTCCTACACGCACATATACCGACACCTCAACCTAAACCATATACGTTCTATTTCATAGGAAATGCGATGGATCAGCGTAAGAACTTCAGGAACATTCTCCAGGCATTCGTGCGGTTGAATGAACCGAACACACGCCTACTGGTGAAAGCCACGTGTAATAAGGATATAGATATACAATTACCACGGGTAGAAGTGATTAATGAGTTACTTTCAGATACAGAGATGGATGAGTTACATTGGAAATGTGACTGTTACGTGAGTTTTTCTAGTTCTGAAGGCGTGGGAATGGGTGCGATAGAAGCGGCAATCAGGGATAAACCGGTCATTATCACGGATTATGGTGGCGCGCCTGAGTATATCAAAACACCGTATACGATTGGGTGTGATATCCAGGAATTAAGTGAAGATGATTTCCTATTCAAAAAAGGTATGAAATGGGGGAAACCAAACTTCGATCAACTCTTGGAGTTCATGAGGCATGCATACGAAAATGACATTCGCGTGATGGAACACGGGTTCACACGCAAACTTGTGGGTAAGGAAAATATATTAGAGGAATTCGCTTTCAACGTAACCAGTGATGAACATCACGAGTCCGGTAAGGATAGCACCTGACGTGAGCGAACCCTTTTGAGCTATGAGCATCATGTTAATGTCATCTATGAACGCAACACCCGTTGGCTTTTTGATGAATTCGGGAATCATCTTAGCGACAATCATATACACGATCATCGAAATGATGACAGGCTTCAACGTATCCTGGTCTAGCATTTATAGTATGTCAATAAAATAATATTACATGTTCAAATTCGGCTTCTTACCTAGCACACCTTCACTCTTACTCAAACTATGCTTTTTACAGAAAGATCCATTTACGCATTTAAACGTACATCTAGTCCCTTTCAACGTAAGTGCTTGGCATACTTTGTTTACATGTTTACTTTCGCGAACTTGTGTTGGCAACTCGGGAAGAAAGATAAGTGTTCGTGATTGTTTTTTCTCTGCGTGCTGCTGGTACTTTTGTTTCATCTTCATAATACTTCGACCGAGATGCTCACACGCATCGTCGACAGTATCTTGCTTACGCACCATGAGCGCTGATCGAATAGATTCTTCGTAAGTAGTCATTTTTAGTTGCTTGAAAATATATATAAAATTATTCACTTAAGTTACATTTAAGATACTGATAATTATGAATCTATCGTGGTACTCTACGTGTAATGTGTGCGATGTACCGTTAAACCCAAAAATTCGTACACGTGGAGAAGATAATAAGATCTTCGTGCGACACTATAAAAATGTACGCCCAATGTTCACATACAATAACGAAAAATTCTATTCGTTTATGGGAAACGGTCTAAAAGTCAAGCCGGTTTGTTATTCCTGTTTTATACACAAACCAAAACCTTCCCTAGAAGCTCTACGGTCCAGGGAACTTGGTCAATGTCGAAACGTTCTACCCAAAAGTAAATCCAAGAGTGAGAAAGAGATTGTACAATGGTTCGATGGACTTGTACGCGAAGCTACCAAACGAGGACTGATCACACCTAAGTCGAAAGTTTAAAACGGTATAAACCAAGTAAAATGGAGCAACTTAACAAATACGTAAACAAACATGGATACAAACTCCCATCGAATTGGCGCACCGAGAGTATCAAACGTACGGGTGGTGCCAGTCGCGGTCAAGTCGATCACTATTATTTCACACCGGAAGGTACACGGTTTAGATCGAGAGTGGAAGTTTTGAAATATCTCAAACAATCTGAACCATGTGAAAATGTGGAGACAGTCGACGACACATCCGATTGTGGGATTATTTATATTTTAACCAACACGTGTTTCAAGGAAAAATTTATTAAAATTGGAATGTGTACCTCGATCGATTCTCGTCTAGGAATTCTAAACTCAGGTGTTTACGAAAAATTTAAAGTTCACACACTCTTCAATACTCAGTTCAAAAATAAAAAAAATGGTAAAAAAACTGTTTGTTCATACATAACAAAAAAGATCGAGAAGTACTTACATGAGCGCTTCAATCATCTGAGGGCAAATAACGGAGAGTTCTTTCTAGTTGACCCCGATATCGTGAGTGATGAACTGAAGTTAATCCATGGTAAGATCGCACCATACGCAAATCTCGACGCGGACAAGGTGCGCGAATTTATGGATACCCTTATCGCATGGGCAGTCATATGTAGCACGGAGGATGATCTCCACTTAAGTTAGAGACAAAAGTTGTAATAAAATCAAGAAAATATGGAGAGTGTCCAAAAACTCACACATATAGAACACGTTCTCAAGAGACCTGACTCATACGTCGGTCCGGTTGACATAGGAACCGAACCCTACTGGATCCTTGATGGTCAGAAGTTCGCCAAGAAGAACTTGAAATACTCCCCAGCCCTCTTGAAAATCTTCGATGAAATTCTCGTCAACGCCATCGACCGTAACTCTCTCCACCCCAAACAGGTAAGTTCCATTTCTACCAGTATCGACAGGGATACGGGTTCTGTGACTATCGAGAACAATGGACCACTCGGTGGGATTTCTGTAAAAATGCACGAGAAGGAGGGTATATGGAATCCCGAACTCGTCTTTGGACACCTCCTCACAAGTACCAACTATGATGATACACAAAAAAGAATTGTTGGTGGTCGCAACGGCTATGGCGCCAAATTGGCGAACATTTACTCGAGTGATTTTTCCGTAGTCATCAAGGATCACGAGACGAAGCAGACCTACACTCAATCTTGGTCGAAGAATATGACTGTATGCGACCCACCAAAAATCAAAAAACATTCGGGTGCTACGTCATCCGTGGCCATCACCTTTACCCCCGAGTGGAAGAGGTTTGGAATGACCAAAATGGATGATACCATCTACAAGATTTTCCAAAAGAGAGTCTGGGATGCGAATATTTGTACGACCCAGAACTGTAAAGTGAAATTCAACGGAGACGTTCTTCCTAAACAAAACTTCGAAACCTACGCCAAAATGCATGAAGGTGTCCAAGAAGTCGCATCCATGTCGGGAGACCGTTGGTCGGTATGTATCGGACCGTCAGAAAATGGTATGGAACAGGTTTCGTTCGTAAACGGTATCTGTACCACGAAGGGTGGTACCCATATCGATCACGTGGCCAACATTGTCGCAAACGGTGTCATTGAGGACATGGCGAAAAAGATTAAACTGAAACCCCAACAGGTGAAGAATGCTTTTACGATATTTGTAAAGGCGACACTCGAAAACCCGAACTTTTCCAGTCAGGTGAAATCCGAGTGTACAACCAAACCCCAACATTTCGGGAGCAAATTCGAACTACCCAAAACATTCATCAAGAACGCACTCAAGACTGGTATCGCTGATGAACTCACGGCACTTTCAAAGTTTAAGGAAATGAAAGAGCTCAAGAAGACAGATGGAGCTCGGAAGTCTAAGATCACAGGTATCCCTAAATTGGACGATGCGAACAAGGCTGGTACAGCTCAATCTGGTAAGTGTACACTTATCGTGACTGAGGGTGATTCGGCGAAAACACTCGCTGTCGCAGGTCTTTCTGTGGTCGGTCGCGACCATTATGGCGTTTTCCCACTTCGGGGCAAATGTAAAAATGTCCGAGACTCTTCAGTGGCGCAGCTGACATCCAACCAAGAGTTCAACGATCTCAAGAAGATTCTGGGACTTCAACAGGGTAAGGAGTACACGAGTGTTTCAGAGCTTCGCTACGGGCGCCTCATGATCATGACGGATGCTGATAATGACGGGAGCCACATTAAGGGTCTCATCCTTAACATGATTCACTACTTTTGGCCTAGTCTTTTGAAACTGAACTTTGTCGTGTCGATGGTGACACCGATCATCAAGGCCACGAAGGGTTCTGAGAGCAAGTCGTTCTATACCGACTCTGCGTTTCGGACCTGGTATGGTGATGGCAGGAGTGGGTGGCGGATCAAGTACTACAAGGGGTTGGGTACCTCGACGAGTGCGGAAGCTCGGGAATATTTCAAAAAGATTCAAGATCTGACTGTGAAGTTTGATGTGGATACGATGACGGATGACTCTATCGTCCTCGCGTTCGATAAGAAGAAGGCTGATGCGAGAAAGACGTGGCTTCTCGAGAGTACCGCCAAGAATGCGAATCAACTTGAAGTGTCATATGGAAGTGTTAAACAGTTGGACATCACGGACTTCGTCCACAAGGATTTGGTGAACTTTTCTTTGGCTGACCTCAAACGTTCAATCGCACATGTAGCAGATGGACTCAAACCTTCACAGCGTAAAGTCATGTACGCGTGTTTTCAGAAGAATCTCACAGGGGAAATGAAGGTGGCGCAATTAGCGGCTTTTGTTGCCGAGAAAAGTGCTTATCACCACGGCGAAGTGTCCCTCGCAGAAACAATCGTGAAATTGGCGAATGACTACACTGGTTCGAACAACATTAATCTCCTGGAACCCTGTGGTCAATTCGGCACACGTCTCATGGGTGGTAAGGATGCGTCTCAGACGAGGTACATCTTCACCCGATTGACCCCCGAAGCTCGAACTCTGTTCGACCCCAGGGATGATGCTATTCTCAACTACCTCGACGACGACGGTCGGGCTATCGAACCCGACTTTTATATGCCCACCATGCCCATGGTTTTGGTAAATGGTACAGAGGGTATTGGTACCGGTTTCAGTTGCTATGTACCACCTTTCAATCCCAAGGATATCAAAAAAAATATCATGAATATTCTCAACGGAAAGAGCATCGAACGCATGAAACCTTGGTTCCGGGGTTTCAAGGGAAAAGTTTTCGAACAAGACGACGATTCTTGGATCACACAGGGAGTATGGACTAGTACTGGAAGAACAATTAAAGTATCCGAACTCCCCCCGGGGCGCTGGACCCAGGATTACAAAGAACATTTGGATATGCTGACTGAAAAGAAGGTCATCAGTGGTTTCACGAATAACAGTACAACCGAGACTGTAGATTTCCTCATCCAAGATTACACGGGTAAAGATGTCGTCAAAGATCTTAAACTACAAAAGGTGATTCGTACATCGAACATGCACCTATTTCACCCGACACGGGGTATCCACAAATACCAAACACCCGAAGATATTCTCATGGATTTTGTAAATCTCCGACGCGAGCACTACATTAGACGCAAGGCGTATCTTCTTAAGGTACTCGGAGTCAAATCGACGATGTGTGAGTACAAGTCACGATTCGTGACCATGGTCATTAATGGAGATATAGTCGTGTTCAGACGTAAGAAACAAGATCTCGAACGCCAACTATCGGAATTGTTTCCTAAAATCGGTGACACGTATGACTATCTGTTGAACATTAAGACTGTACAATACACGGACGAGAGTGTCAGGGAACTCTTATCACAGTCAAAACAGGCACATGCTGAGCTTGAGGCCATGAAGTTGGTATCTCCCATGACCATGTGGGAAAATGATATTAAAAATTTATAGATAGTAGATAAGCATGGACTTAAAAGGTCCTGATCAAGCGGCCATTTTAGCTTTAAATGCTATAGGTCAACAGGATACACATCTTTTACGAACTGATCCAGAACACTCCCTCTTTAAATATGATATGAAACAGCATTCAAACTTTACAAAATTTCATAAGAGAAAAACCATATCCAGACCGTCCTCGGAAACCGGATTATCAACGTGGCCTTTCGGTAATACTGTGAAAGTTTCGTTAAACCCACAGAATATGGGTGACCTGTTGTCGAATATGTATATACATATGACATTTCCAGCTGTAAATACAGTTTCAAATATAGCAGACCAACTCGGACGTCATGTCATAGAAAGCGTAACTATGACAGTTGATGAGTTGGAAGTGGATAAATACCACGCCGATTGGGGTGTTATTTACGATGAATTGTATCTCGATACATCAGAGAAACGTACGAAGCGATACACGATAAATCGTAATCAAGCGGATGATGTATCACATTTAAACGATATTTCATTATCAAGGTTTAAGTCGACGTTGATGATTCCCATCCCGTTGTTTTTTTGTCGTAAATACGAAGGTGATGAATATGAATCAAATTCCCCGAATAGACCTTATTTTCCAACGTGTGCCATACATAAGCAAAAAATCGAGTTCGAAATAAAGTTCCACCCGATTGCGTTTTTTACAAATAATCTACAGAGTGACGATATACACGCAAGGAATATTATAGTAAACGAGTTCGATATAATAACAGAAGAATTGACCGTATCTCAACCAGAACGTACATTTTTAATGTCGACAGAGCAGACACTGATAACAGACATTGTAAAAAAACATCCAACAGTGGAAACAGTCGTGGGTGAAAATTCAGTTAAATTACAGCTCGTCCCGAATATTCCAGTAAAAACAATGAATTGGTTTCTAAGAAAGACTACACTGGAAGATAAGAATGTAATTGGAACTGAAGCGAATATACGAGCTAGTGCATTCTTAAACAGGTTCAATTTTTCACAGTCTGATGTCTATTCACCATTTAATGAGTTTAGTACAGCAGTCCTAGACTCAGCGAAAATATATGTAAATGGTCAGGATTTACCAAATATACCACTCGCCGATCATAATTATTATAAGTTCATTGTCCCTACTCAATGCAGGTTATCACGACCCAATAGAAATATTTACACGTATGCCTTCTCGATGAATCCTATCAATGTGGAGCCATCGGGAAGTCTGGATTTTAGTAAGTTGAATTCGGATCGTACACTATTAGAAGTAAATTTGAGAGCGGGATTGACGGATACTTACACTTTACACTTATACTATGTCGGATATCAGACATTTAAATTTAGCGGAGGATTCATGTCACTTGCTTATTAAATAATATATTGTGATGCACACGAATATAATCGACAATCTTATTCTTAATACACCATCTGATAAAGTTCAACTGTGCTACAGTCGTATGGATTTCATCAGGTGTACCCGGAACTTTGTATGTTATTTTATCCGCTCGACAGAAAGGATCGAATAACTTTTTACTGTACCCATCCAAGCTCGACTTGTATGCACAATGGACACTAAATATTCGTCCATCATTAGTCTCGTATGATAGGTTATTTTTCTTCGAATAGTTGGTAATAAACCACTCTAGGTTTCGGAGGGAGATACCACCCGTTTTGTTTAGTAATTCGATAAGCGTAGCTCTATTCTCTGGTACGGTATAAAACGTGTTGATAGATGATAATAGAATGTCAGACTTGTTCATTCTTCATTGTTACATAATAGAAGTTATTTCTCTAACCTCCTTTGTTTGAGATTTTTCACACGCCGGGCATCCAGAAACAAAACCAGATGGAAATGGATGATTATGACGCAATGGCCCATTTGGCATGATAATAGGGGTACCCGGACGAGGGTCATTTATATGCAGACAGCAATACCCATCCCTGATGGCTCGATTTACACACAACTTACCATTCTTCCGCACCCCTAGACAATGCATGTCATTTTCAGGTGCTAAATCGCGTCGCACATTTTTCACTGGGATTGAATATATAGAAGACACCTTCTCGACGATTTCACATGTGTGTATATGATTATCTTTTTGTAGTTTAGCGATGACCGCTTTATGTTCTCGCTTTAGATATTGAATCTGTTCTCTATATCGTTCAACAGTTTCCCGCATCGTTTTAGTATTTTGCTCTTTATAGTCGTGGACGGCGTGTGCTACCTTTTCTTTGAATTGTTTACTCTGATCACGAATGTATTCTTTCGTTTCCTTTTCACGTTCCTCATTCTGTCGACGCGCTTCTTTTTGGATTAGAACGGCAATTTGATCGACAATGCCTGACATGTATTATCATACAGCCTTTTTTTTAAATATATCACTGAGTAACATTTGTTTAGACGAACCATCACTATCATTTTTATTTTTCTTTTTTTTGGGTGGCTTAGCCCTAAGAAGTAATTCTCCAAAAATATCATCCTTCACGTTTTCAAACAAAGGTTCTAGAAGATCACATACGGGTTTCAAGAACTTATTCAAAAAGTAATATGGGTAATCAATATCTAAGTTATGCTCTTTCGCGTATACAGGGTCTTCTGATTTTTCGAATGCACGAGATTTATCGTCGCCGGTTTTTACTAATATATATGGTACACGATCACCCGACTGCGGTTCTGATCCAGGTTGCCGTTCGCGCATTTTTCTCACCACCTGAACATGCGCCTGGTTTATATCCCTGATATGATCACTTAATACAGATACATTCTCACCCTTCACCTTATACGAATCAGAAAGACTTTGACTCAAAATAAGTTTTTCGTTGGGAACGTCTCCTTCGAGTAATTCTACCGCCCGTTTGCGAGCCAACGCCTTGGGCTCGACCGTATCCGCACTATCCAAGATAACATCAAGAAGTTCTTTACACACTTCACGCATGTGTGGTGTATTGTCCCGTCTAACTAATTGTAATCCCTTTACATCGATATAATCCATATTCATCTCACCATCTTTACCCTTCGTCCAGAGTTTAGCTGCGTATCGTTTTTTCGAATATAAAAAATACGGACAATATACCTTTTCCAATTCAAGATTATTGGGCGCCTTGAATAGTTTCGTACATTCGCCCGCAGCCTTTTCACCTAGCTCCCAACTATATTCTATAGCTTCCTTCCCAGTACGAGAACCCACATCAAATTCAATCATCACACTATCAGTGTCACCGTAACGAACGTATGAACCGGGGTAATTCGTCTCAACATACTTTTTAGTTTCGTCAATCATATCACGCCCTTTCATCGTGGTTGTAGAAGCAATGGCAACACAAGGAAGTATCCCCTTAGACGCACCCGTAAAACCGTATACAGAGTTCATAGAAATCTTATATGCGAGCTGTTTACCGTTGTACATTTGTTTAGTCGCACCTGTGGAATTCGCCATATCTTTCTTAGCTTGTTTTCTAAACTGTTTCAGTTCCGACAAAATGCTCGGCAAAATACTGGGAACGTTTTGTGCGAATGTATGATCACCGAACCGTTCATATTCAACCCCGGGTATATTATCGTATCTACTGTCTCGAACAAGCGTGGAATAACACAGGTTGTGCGCCATCATAATAGAAGGATACAATCCTTCGAAATCGAGTGCAGTAATTGGTGTATAATAAGCACCTGATTGAGCTTCTAAGACTGTCGCGCCGACGTATCCGGTATTATCCACGTGCCCATATTCGTATGTTGGGACTTTGAATCCCATCTCCCGAGCCTTTTTGGTCAGTTGGCTAAACACCTTAATTTGTTGGCCTCTTTCAACCAAGTAACTCAGTGGTACCCAAGTGGCTTTAGCCATCTCCAATAAGTTCATAAGTGTCGATAACTTGGCGATCAATCTATGGGGTAATAGTGTATCCTTTATACAATACTCGGCAACTTCGCGTAATTCATTTGGATCTCCTCTCACAAAACGCGCAAACATTTCTTTCGGTGGCATGTCAATCTTCTGGTCTCCCAAATAAATCTGAGAAACATTGTTAAGTTTATATGAATCTAATTTATATTCACGTTTAACCTCGTGGAACAAATCAAAAATAAATCTTCCTGGCATTGGTACAAGTTTCAATTCATTATCACCTAACGCACTCGAAGAAAGTTTTTTACGAGATAGTGTACAAGTAAAGTCTCTCAGTTTACTCATTCTATAAAAGGCCAGTGGACAGTTATTCAACATACCACGTTCCATGATGTACTCTAAATCAAAACCAAAGATATTCCAGCCAGTTATAACATCTATGTCGTGTTGATTAATGTATTCACTAAACCCCATTAGGAGATCACGTTCAGACTTGTAACTTATGATAGAACACCCGTCGATGTTGTTGTCGGTATCCTTGTAACATAAACATGTCTTATCATATGGTTCATCTTCACCGAAGCGTGTGAGTGATATCGCAATTTGGAAACATGCGTCTCCAGGTACCGACGGATCAGGAAATTTTCCAGTGGAACTATGACACTCGATATCAAGCGATGCAACAACAAATGGAGCAATATCAGTCGTGTCAAATGGTTTCAGATTTCTCCAGTCCTCGCATTTCAAGTCTATATCAACTTTTGTACAAAACGCGGGTTCACATGCCCCCCCTGTATCTACCCAGCCCGTAGACTGAATACCAGTGCGATGCATAAGTCGCAATACTGGATCAAGATTTGCTTCAAATACCTTTAGTTTCTGAGACAGACCGGTTATAAATTTTCGTAATCGGTTACTTATATTACGCCGAGAAACGAGGTTGGTGCAATGAATTTGGAGAAAGTGACTCTTCTCACCATTTTGAAACCCTTCCATATCCTTCGCTTCAACAACGTCGATATCAATTATATCCGGACACGTTCGCTTTACGTAACGTATAAGTGAATTAGGTGTCATCGTACCAGGTATTTTCACGTAAAAATACGGAACGAACTTAGTCGTAACACAGACGGACTCACCTTTCATCGTCTTACCGAAAAGACGTATGATATGATCGTCATCTTCGTCTCGAGCATCCCAGGTGAGAACCTGAAATTGCACCATACTTCGTTATAGAGCTAAAATTTTAATATCGTTTATTAATAAATGTCTGCTGCGTTGACCGAACTCGTGTCTAAAGGAGCTCAGGATGTATACATCACTGGCGACCCCCAGGTTTCGTTTTTTCATCAAAACTACAAACGTCATACAAATTTTGCTATCAAGCCAGAACGCCTCGATTATATCGGGGTGTTCGGTCCCGGTAATGAAGTCAGTATCCCTTTGAGCACGAAGGGTGATTTACTTAGTTACATTTGGGTGGAAGCGAAGGATATAGCCGCCGCCGGTACAAATCCGACTGGATTCTTCAGCGCGGATGATTCTTCTACCACTGAATTTTCCCTTTGGATCGGTGGTCAGGAAGTAACTCGCCTCGATTCCCTTTACATCCAGGGTGTACACAATCTTCTATACAAACAGGATCAAGCGAAAGCTTCTTGTGGCTTAACTCTCGACGAAGTCCCTCAAAACATACGCGGTGGAAATGATAGTAACCCCATGTTAGGGAATCATTACGTGATTCCCTTCTTTTTCAGTGAGGATTGGACAAAGTCGCTCCCTCTCACATCGCTTCAATATCATCAAGTCGAATTACGTATCAAGTGCCGATCTGGTTTTGGCCCTGCGAGTACACCTAAGGTATATGCCACATATGTCTATCTCGACACAGAAGAGCGCCAGATGGTCGTTGACCACGAGCACGAACTTCTCATCACTCAAGTACAGTACCAACCCATGTCTGTCGACGATGTCGACGTGGATCTCACGTACTTCAACCACCCCGTCAAGGCTTTACACGTCGTTTCATCGGAAGCGGACGGTGGGGTGTGGAATGATAACTGGACATTTGATACATCTACCCTGTATATTAACGGCACACCCTTATTCGAGGACATGTCCTCGACGTACCATCACACGGTCGTACCCGAGATGCACTGTTCCATACTCGCACAAGATTCCCTTAATACGGTGTCTACGTTTACATGGCCTTTCTGTCTTACGATGAACAGGAGCCAGCCAACCGGGTCGCTGAACTTCTCGCGCATCGACAATGCTAAATTAAACTTGAAGGGTACCGATGTACGTAACGGAACAATTGTCCGCGCATATGCTGTCAACTATAACATCCTGAGAATTAAGGATGGTATGGCTGGTGTAGCATTCGCGAATTAATTAACCAGAAGAACCAAAACCGCGGGTTCCGCGTTCAGTATCTTCAATATCAGTGACTTCTTCAATTGAAGGTGTCTCGCATTTTTCCAAAATGAGTTGGGCGATTCGATCCCCTTGTTTAATCTCGAACTTTTCTCCCCCGTGATTAAATAAGATAACCTTCAATTCACCTGTATAATCCGGGTCAATAACACCCGCACCAGTCTGAATCCCGTATTTTACAGCAAGACCGGAACGAGGCGCGATACGACCGTATACACCGAGCGGAATTGTCGCAGCGATACCAGTATTTACGATACCACGCTCCATCGGAGGAATATACATATCGATAGTACTGTACAAGTCATACCCGACCGAACCAGGGGACGCACGCGTTGGTAGAATAGCATTATCAGTTAGACGTTTAATGAGAAGGTTCATTTACTTATGATACGACCATACCCTTTATATCAGTTATAAGTTTACATACATGTCGATGTCATTCGCTTGGTATACAGTATAAGTGCTGTCATTAGAAATCCATTGATACATATAGACATGTTTAGTACTATCTTCCTGATAGTATGACCATAATTAACTTCCACTATATGACGACGTTCATTTTCATTTGATTCTTCGATCTCACTTTGTGTATATTCTAAATCTTCGATGATTTTAGACAACGTCTCGATAACTTCATTAGGATATTTGACCATTTATAGTAAACATACGACATTCCTACTTAAGTTACTGTTTTGTAAAATACGAAAACATGATTTTGTATTACTGTCGTTCATGTAAGATTACTTATGATGGATTCGCACAATGTTGCCCCGAACTCGATCATATAAAAGTTGAGGAGACTGATAGCGATAGCGATGGTGAATAGATAAAGAAAACAACCTATTTATATAAAATGAATGTAGTACATCGTCTAAAAAGATTGCCATGGCAGTCACTAGGTCGCCGATATTACGCCGTTAAATTGAAAGAGGAACTACTTCTACCCGAAAATGAACGTATATTTAGAGATGAAATGTGGCAAATAATCGGAGATTTACACCCTGAGCGTAACAGAGGGTTTCGTATCGAACTTGAAGTACACCACGAACAGAAAAAAATCGATTTATTTACCGAATCAATGTCGAATTACGAAAAACATATAATTTACGCGAAGCATAGGAATAGATTGAGAAACGCATTCCCAGAATATGTATTTATCGAACGTCACGTATAACAAATTTGTGTCATGCTAATAAGACCAGTCAACAACGTGCGATGTTTCTCGCTTGAAACTGTATTCACATTATCGAATATGTGTATGATGAGATCGTTATCATCCTTAGCCTCTTCATCATAGATCTTCTCTTCAGTGCGTAAATAGTCGGCTATAACGTAAATAATCGCATCCAAAAGTTCTTCAGATGCCATCTCAAGCCATGAATTTTTCACTGTACCCCATGTCACAGTGTCATCCGTGATACGAACCCCGTGACCATACTTCATTTTCCCCATCTTCATACGATCAATAACCGCTTCACGAACATGCATGTAAATATATCACACGCGAATACTTTAAATCACATGTCCATTTCCTTTTCCCAATCTGTAATTTCCAGCGTCTTCGAAGGTGGTACCACGAGTGTTCCCCGATTAACCACACGGCATTTATAGTTCCCGACGTTACATGCATGATTTAATTCATATTTAGATACGAACTGAATGAATGGATTGAAATTGGTATCCGCTTCTAGTAATGTTTTGTATCTGAAAGCTTCATCAAACGTATGAAACGCGACGATGTGATTTACTTCAACGCCATTTTTGTGACGCTCGGCGATAGAATAAATCCCTTCTACTCCATTCTTTTCAAACGCGAGAATGTGAAATGGCTTATTCGTCTTGATTTCGCTGATAGATCTACTATTTTTATCGCTCAGGCTGTGCATACTCGTATAAGCGTTTTTACTCGCCCCGCACCTGGTCCTGAACCGACGCGGTTTGGGGTTGTGATACACGTTTTGAGGTTGGGCAAACATTTTTAGATTTTTCGATGTACACATCTACTTAGGTCGAATTAACCCATTTTTGCATCTTACCGACGCTCCACACGAGACTCAAGATCGCCGTAGCGTTTTTAATAGTCTCGTCTAGAGAGTTCATATTTGTTTAGTTTACATTATTTGGGAATTTACTTAGGTGTTCTTACACTACCCGTTCGTACAGACCCTGGTGTACGCCTAGCTGTACCCGGAGTTCGTACAGACCCTGGTATACGTTTCACTGTTGCTGAACGAGTGCCACCGGCGGGTGAAGCACTAAACATTCTCTGTGTACTACGCGCAGATCTAGTTCCAGTCGCTGGTGCGTTATTCGGATCACGGGATACCCTCATCACTGTTCTAGGTGGTAAAGGTGGTCTTTTAGCTGGTGGTTTATTGTTATTTTGATTATTGTTTCTCATTCTTTTCAATGTTGGTGGTGAAGGTGATTTTTTGGCCGTTGTAGGTTTTTTGGGTGACACTTTACCAATTGTCATTTTCATATTCGACGGGTTTTGGTTCATTTTAAATGGTTTGGTATCGACCGTTCGCCTCTCTCTTCTCGCAGTAGCTTCTGCTCTACGTTTCACGATATTATTTTCTTCGCGACGTCTCTGATTTATCTCTTCCTGTCTAGTTTTTTCCCTTGTTAACTTAGATTGCTCTTTTCGGCGTTCTTTAGCTGCCGCTTGTGCCCTACTATTTCTCAACTTTTTACTCCTGGCCTTCGCTTCAGCTTGTTTTTTCTTTCTCTTTTTTTTGTCACTCGCGGTTTCTATACACCCATCACCACCTTCGACCTCACTCCACGATAATATTCTCTTACTTGCAGGGTCTAAAACACCTACATTGTGAAACACACTATGTTTGATTAAACAATCTGGTAGGCTACCAATCATGTAATCTATAATTAAACATGCTCCCTCACGTTCAAGTGTGGCACACAACTTGTTTGATGTCGTATTATTTCCCCCGTTCCGTGTATATATAGGACTATTACCAGAGATGCTAATGAGTATATCTCTTGACAAGTCTTCGCATGCATTTATTAACCCACCCGAATCCGAGCCAAACACATTCGTCACGAAATATAAAAAGCGCCCCACCTTTTCATCCGATGATATCTGTCGCTTATTGACATTAGACACGGTATTTTTCAATGCCTTGCCATAACCACTTTTGACCTTGCGGTATATATCACTCCCTAGCAACCTAACCAATGTTTTGTGCGCTACCCGAGTGTTTGAAACGTTTGTTAAGTTTATAGTATTTACTTTTCTAGCTTTAAAATTTTCGCGGTTTTGTTTTTGACCCATTAAACTTCCAATGGCTTCAGTGTTACCCTTACCATTCGTCCTTGAAGTGGGTTTAAAATCGTGGAATGTATCAACAATGCTAAAGAATGCTTCTACAATCGGTATATTTGATGTTCGGGACGGGTAATTGAAAATCCAATAAAATAACACCAAAGCTCTTAATCTGACATTTGGAATCACACGTTTGTTGAATACTAACGTCGTGTCTAGATACCACCCAATCTCATTTGTCTTGTCAATAATCTTTAAATCACCAACTGAAACCATACCTTTAGAAGAAATAGTGAAACCTGACCGTGTCAATTCTTGTGTCAGGTATCGCAATATCCTTCCGTTATTTCCCGGGGGTATCAAATGAAACTTACTCGTAGATGACTTTTTACTAGTCGCCTCTTGAAATACTGTTGGTACCTGGCGGACGACGGATGCTATAGCAGCTGGTCGATCCGCGGTCATGAAATACGCTTTATTATACATGGTACGGTTCGATAGTTCTCTATCGAATAAACTGATATATACATCTTCCACTGAAGAACCCCCTTCGTTCATAGCATCTAAAACGTTAACATTATTTGGACGTGTGAGAAACAAACTAGCATCACCTGAAACTTTCCGTGCCAATAAAAATTGAAAATAATCGAGCAACCTCTTGTATTCCACCGGGCTTCCACGAACCTTCACATCCTTAGAAGATCTTGAAATACTACCCAGTAAGTTAGCCAATTCTGCGACGCTTGGGGCCTCACCACTCAAGGGCTTATAACGCCCTAAACGATATCCATGCATATCGTTTAAAAGCAATCCAACCGACGCACCGTTTGAATGACTTTTATAAAAGTCCGAATTTTTTCTATTTTGTAAAATCTTGAATCCCGCATTACCCGTAACTAGTTGAGTAATAGAATTCTTTTTCGCCATCCCCCAATTACTTTTTACCAAAATAGATGGATGTGTCATGTCAGACGTCTGCGTTATTGTATGATTAGCAAAGGGGCTACTATATTTTACATCGTTATCGAAAGAATATCCTGTGGAGGTTTCCTTTATAACGACGAATATTGGCTTTTCTGAACACTTAGAAGAAGCCATCTAATTAATACGAAGAAATTATATTTTGGGGAGGCGATTGTAGAGGGGGGTTGTCGTTGACGCGTTTATACGTTTCACATTTTTCAATATATTCGCGAACGCATTCGCCCAATACGCCTGATCTGTGTCAGAAACTGTTCCGGTCATTTTATCTATTTTTGAATAGAGTTCGGTGTTTTTATCGTTATTCGTTACGGTACCGGTTATCTTGTCGATCGAATACATCACGAGAATGACATATTTCCAGAATACACGATTTTCCAAACCTGGGCGCATTTCATAAGTGAAAGTGAGATATACGTTTACCAGTTGCTCACGTTTGGATTTAATATCCATCGTATTATTCAGCCGCCTTCCTGGCGTTGTCCGTTGAACTGTTTTAGTTTTAGGTGTGGTTCTAGTTTGTGTAACGGTAATAGTTCGAGACATCTATTATCAATCAATATTTTTTTGGGTGAATGGTCATCGTATATTTTAAGGGAATTGGTAACCCTCGACAGATTCTTCAACGACGACGGGGGTTTGAATAGTCTCATCGATAGTAACCGACTTCTTGGGTTTGGGCATAGGCTCGGGTTTGGGTTTTGTATTTTTTACACCATCGCGCACTTCTTTGTATATTTCGGGAAATCTATTATACGTGTTATTCTTCTTAGAAAAAAACATAACGAAGGCCAAAACACAGAAAGATACAATCGTAGAAATGACAAACGTTCTGAGAATCGTTGGTTTGCTAATGTTCAGCATGGTATAGCTTATGCGAACATTTTAATATTTTGTATTTGTATATGAAAGTCGTTCTGAAAAGAAGCCCAAACCCTACAAAGAAATACAGGGTTACTTTCGAAGACGGTTCACATGTCGACTTCGGAGGTAAGGGGTATTCGGATTACACGATTCACGGAGACCCGTCGCGCATGAAAAGGTATCTCGCACGCCATGGACGTATGGGCGAAACGTGGACTAAGAATGGTATGAAGACAGCTGGATTCTGGTCTAGATGGCTTTTATGGAGTAAACCGTCGATGCCAGGGGCTAAAAAACTCATGACAAGGCGCTATGGTATCAAGTTTGTTTAAAAGAAATGATCGGTTCTGTAAAGTTTGGCTTCATAAGGAGAAGCTTTACCAAGTACGTTGACATTCTCATTACCGTATAACTCTCTACACCCTAAATCGTCCATGCAGTCACGGCCATCGTGTGTTATGGGTATTGAATAGATTTGCTGTCCCGGTGTAGACGTGTAATAGTGATATTGATCACGCCGTCCACGTACTTCCTTTCCATACAAAGGGAGTGTTTCGTTATTCTCACCTAAGAGTACACCCATCTGCTGAACATGTCCAGGTTTATAGTCTTTTATAGGAGGATCCCTAAATTCAGGCTGTCGACTGCGGACTGGTTCTCTTTGACGGGTGGGTTTAGGAAAAGGTGCGTGGACAGGAACTTCAACTCGCACGACCTGTTCGGGTCTCGATAGAAGGTAACCAATTATACCTAAAAGTATGGCGATTAACGCATATCCGGCTACATTCGCGTTCTTGCGTTTCATTTATATATCCTAGGAAAATATTTTAGGGCGTGGAAGTATCCCGAGTTTAATTTGAACCATCAGCCATAGTAAGAATAATATCGTTTTTACCGTTTGTCCAGCCATCTTATTATCCATATTATATATAGGGCTCATCAACCGCCCAAAAAACGTGTATTTCTCTTTTACACCGGTCATATGAGATTCTAAAAGTGTCAATGCGCATGTGTCGTCATTGATCGCCCAGTGAAAAAATACGAATGGTATTATGACCGAGTACATTTTTAAGAATTTAACATTATTCGAAAACGGAATCACGAGTGACGATATAAATACTATGGTATGAATTATAAAAATAATGTTCATATCTTAATATGGACAAAGAAAAGAAAGTGCGTTCAAAAAATAAATTCTTGTGGTCCCCTCAGCAAGAGCAAATATTGAAAACATGGGGAGAAGCTTCTGCGTGTTACAGGTACATGCACAACCATGCGTTTTTGATTTACAAGAAACAAAATATGCAATTTTCACTCCCTGTGATTGTTTTGTCTACTATCACAGGTACCGCGAATTTTGCGCAGAGTTCACTACCTGCGAGTATAAGAGGTGTGGCACCTGCCATGATCGGTGGGTTAAATTTGATCGCAGGTATAATCGCGACTATCATGCAGTTTCTCAAAATAAGCGAAATGATGGAAGGAAATCGCGTCGCTTCGCTTCAATACGGCAAACTGTCGCGAACGATTCGTTTAGAATTGACACTTCCGATAGAGGAACGATCATGTGATGGATCGACTATGATTGACACGTGTCGCGCTGAATATGACAAGCTCATCGAACAGTCCCCACCAATACCATATTTCGTCATCCAGGCATTCGAAAAACAGTTCCCGGATGATAGCACAATTTTCAAACCAGAAATAATGCACATTCAACCGATCGATATGTTTATAAGCGAGGATGAAATGAGTAATGAATTGAAGAAGGATTTATCCGCGATCCGTAATGGGAGCGATGGTTCTGATTTAGAGGACGTTGTCATAAAATCTTAGAAAGACGACGTGTTAGATACGCGACCATTATGAATAATATCACGTTAAAGATACCAATACAAATTAAATAAGGAAGAACCCTTCTCTTAACAGGTTCAATTATCCTTGTCTGAATTGTATCACTCTCCAAAAAAATATCTAAAGCTTGATCAGTAAGTTCATCGGCCATGGACTCTTTCATTAAAATAATACCACAAAA